AGGATTTTTCTTCTTCTTTGGTTGCAGCTCCCCAGAAATGGCAAATCCTGCCAAAGGATCGCAGGAAGCCGCAACAGAACCGGCGAAATTCGCTAACAACCTTCTTTAGCTGAAATTATTAGGAGGCCGCAAAGAGTCCTTAAACCCGCTCCTAGGAGGTGGCAAGATTTCTAGTTTTTATTGAGATTTTTGGAGGGGGGACAGTAGCAAAAATTTTCGGCGGCCCTTCATAGTCGGGGGAACCTAAATATATTCTCGAAACTAAGATTTTTTATTTTCTACTTTAATGGAGAGTTCAGGAGCTTTAATGTTAATTACTTCTTCAGCTTCGCCTACAACTTTACCGAGGTCTGCGAGAAGGGTTTGGACAGTTTGAAGTTGACCTTTTTTCATGGCTTTATCTATGGCACGAAGCCTCATTGCTTGAATACGAGCGATCATATTTTCTCTATCTTTAGACCAATCTTCATCATTCCATTGTTTAACTTGTTTCCAATCAGACCAAGCAGTACGTTCAGTTATTGAGTAAGTTTTAGCATGATCTACGACAAGTGCTCTAGCTGGTAGACCTTCAGTTTGTCTACGATAAAGTTGTTGCTGTCTTTTTAAGATGAGTTCATCAATTTCTTGATTTTTTCTAGGCACGATTACAAATCAAGGAGATATGTATAAGATAATAGGTTATGACTGTTAAAACCGCACAAACGGGACTAGATATTAATTTGAGGTGGGCACAGGGGCAGGTGTTCAACGATGAGAGAAGGTTTAGGGTGTTGGTTGCTGGGAGGAGGTTTGGGAAGAGTTATTTAAGTTGTATTGAGTTATTAAAGGGAGCAATTGATCGGCCAGGGGAGACATTTTTTTATTGTGCGCCGACATATCGGATGGCGAAGGACATTGCGTGGAAGGCTTTGAAGAAGTTAGTTCCGAGGGTATGGATAGAGAGTAAGAATGAGACTGATTTGAGGTTGGAATTGATTAATGGGTCGACTATTGAGTTGAAGGGGACTGAGAATGCGATGGCATTAAGGGGAAGAAGTTTATCTGGGGTTGTTTTAGATGAGGCTGCATTTATGGATGCAGAGGTATGGTTTGAAGTTATTAGACCTGCTTTAGCAGATAAACAGGGATGGGCATTATTTATTAGTACACCTGATGGAACAGCTAGTTGGTTTTATGATTTATGGTGTTATTGCAAGGAAGATCCTACGAATGAATGGAAGAGGTGGTGTTATACAACAATTGAGGGGGGTAATGTACCAAAAGATGAGGTTGAAGCGGCAAGGGCGCAATTAGATGGGAGGACATTTAGGCAAGAATTTGAGGCAAGTTTCGAGAATTTAACTGGATTAGTGGCGATAAGTTTTGGGGATGAGAATATTTCTACGAAAGCGGAGGATATTAGCGTGATGCCTCTGTTGCTGGGTGTTGATTTTAACGTAGACCCGATGAGTGGGATCTGTGCTGTTAAAAAAGACGATACGCTATATGTCTTTGATGAAATAATTATGACTGGAGGAGCTACGACCTGGGATTTTGCGGAAGAAGTTATACGTAGATACGGGGTAGATAGAAGAATTGTTGCTTGTCCTGACCCTACGGGTGGAGCGAGAAAAACTTCAGGTGTTGGTGCAACAGACCACAGTATTTTGAGAAGAAGTGGGTTTAATGTTTCAAGTCCTAGAGCACCTTGGAAGATTAGGGATAAAATTACTGCTGTTAATACTGCTTTATATGATGCAAATAGTGTTCGGAGGACGTTTATTCATCCAAGATGTAAGGAATTAATAAAATCGTTAAGAACTCTGACTTATGCGCCAAATACAGGTTTACCAAATAAGAATCTTGGAGTTGACCATGCTTTTGACGCTTTTGGATATCTTTGTTTGCAGCAGTTTAATTTAGCGAAACCTGAAACTTTAGGTCAGACAGGTTATAGAATCTACTAAAAAGAAAAAGTAAAGGAAGAAAGACCGTTTAGACTGTTGTTAATGTTAAGAGCTTTAAAGGTTAGATGACATACTCAGTCCCAGGGGCACTTCGTACAAATATTGTCAGTCAGACGTATTTGGGAGGAGGTGATAATCCATTTTCTAAGACACGAGCTGTTTTAGACATGTCAAAAGGGTGGGAAATAATGAAAGCAGTTAGTTTAGGGACGGAATATTTAAGAGATAATTCCCAAGCATTTTTACCTTTAGAACCAAGGGAAGATTATGACGCATATTTATCAAGAGTTAACCGTTCTGTTTTTTCTCCTTATACACAGAGATTAATTAGAGCTGCGACGGGTTTAATTTTGAGGAAACCGATCACTGTTCTTGGAGATCCTTATTGGACTGATGTATTTGTTAAAGATGTTGATGGATGTGGTTCAGATTTAGATGAATATGCAAGAAGAAATTTAATTTGTGCCTTGACTTATGGTCATAGCAATACTCTTGTTGATTTTCCTGCACCTACTGGGGCGAGAAATCTTGCAGAAGAAAGGGATCAAAATCGTAGACCGTATTGGATAGAGATTGATCCATCTAAAATTTATGGTTGGAGATTAGATAGAGAAGTAAATTATGGAAAATTAGTACAAGTAAGAATTGCTGAACAGGCTGTAGTTCCTGAAGGAGATTTTGGGGAGAGAGTTTACGACCAAATCAGGGTAATTGAACCAGGAAATTACAGGATTTATAGAAAGAAAGAGACTACCAAGGATATGTACACGGAAGATAATACTTTTGCAGGTAATTTCGACTCTCCTGCGAATGAAAAAGACTATGAATTAGTTGAATCAGGTGATTTTTCGTTAGGTGAAGTTCCTTTAGTGACTGTTTATGCAGGAAAAACAGACACGATGACAAGTAAACCTCCTTTATTGGACATTGCTTATTTAAATTTGACACATTATCAGCGTCAAGCTGATTTAATTCATAGTTTGCATGTTGCTTCCCAGCCATTACTGGTAATGGAGGGATGGGACGATCAAACTAAAGACACTGCGATTAGTGTTAACTATGCAATGGCAACCCAGCCAGGAAATAAAATCTATTATGTCGAACCAGCAGCGAGTGCATTTGAGGCGCAAGCGGCTGAAATCCAAGAGTTACAACTCCAAATGGCAACACTCGGCATTAGTACGCTTTCGCAACAAAAGTTCGTGGCAGAGTCGGCGGACGCAAGAAGGCTTGACCGAGTGGATACTAACTCCATGCTCTCGATGGTTTCGTTAGATTTAGAGCAAAAAATGCAAAAAGCGTTTAATTTATCGGCTGATTATTTGGGTTTAGAGCCACCAGAGATCAAAATTAGTCGTGATTTTGATATTGATAGACTAATAGGGCAAGATATTACAGCTTTAACTTCTTTGTTTGACCAAAATGTGATTGATAGAGAGGAATTTAGAGAGATTTTAGTCCAAGGTGAGGTTTTACCTAATGCAAATGAAGTTGAAAGTAATTAGTAGACTAGAATAATAAAGGAATACTTTTTTTGTTATGCCTTCTGTAGAATTAGTCGATGGAAAATGGGTTTCCGTCTCAGGTGTTCGAGCAACTGATTTAGATGCTGGAAAAGTCATTACGACTCCAGAGGTCAAGCCAACTCCAGTACCTGAAGCTGCACCTAAAGCAACAAAAACAACTACCCCTAAAAAAACTGACGCTTAATTATGGAAGAAAAAGTCATCCAGCAAGAGTCCGTGACTCCTGTTGAGCAGCCCGTGGTTGCTAAAGCTGACGAAAATAAAGCTCAAATTCAAGAACTTGATCGTATCAAGGCTGAATATGAGCAACAAATTTCTACGTTAAAAAAAGAGCTTTCTACAGCACAAGAAGATCGTTTAGGAGTTAAGCGTAAGCTAACGGAGGTTTATGACCAGCAAGAAACCAAAAGGAAAAAAGAGCTTGAAGACCAAGGACAATGGAAAGACCTATGGGAAGAAGCCAACAAAACAGCCCAAGAAAAAGACTTGCAAATAAATACTTTAAATGAAGAATTAAAGAATTTAAAAAGCTCGAATGAGACTGCAAACATTAAGACTTCTGCACTTTCTGCTATCAGCAATTCTGGAGCAGTAAATGCTGAACAAATGTTATCGCTTCTCCAAGATAAACTTAAGAAGAGTGAAACAGGAGAAGTTGTTGTACTTAATGGAGGTGTTGAACAGGATTTAGGAACTTATATAGGGAACCTCAAAAACCCTGGAAGTGGATGGGAACATCATTTCAAACCTAGCGCTGCGGCTGGCATGGGTGCCAAACCAACACCTACATCAAATGTCTCTCCAGGTATGACTAATCCATGGAAAGAAGGTAGTATTAACTTAACAAGGCAAATGATCCTTGAGAACACTGAACCTGATCTTGCAGCCGTGCTCAAGAAAGAGGCCAGTGCTTCTTAGTTAGCGTCCGTGACGTTAACAACCGAGTCCGTGACTTGGAACCCCGCAAAATTATCCTCCTAATTAGAAATGGCAGCCCCGTTTCAGAATTATTCTGGCGGTGTCCTACTTGCGGACATCGTTAAAAGAAATAATTTGTCTCGCTACGTGCAAGAGGCAATCAAAGAACGCAGTCTTTTTGTAAAGAGTGGAGCAGTTGTAAGAAACAGCTTCCTTGATTCAAGAGAAGGCGGCACACGTATTCAAGTTCCTGAGTTCAATCCTGTTGCACCAACAGAAGAGGTAATGAATGGAACTGCTACTTGGGGAACCTCAAGTGCTGGTTACTTAACACCTCAGAAGATTGGTACAGCAACTCAGATTGCAACAATCATCCACAGAGGTTTCGCATATGCCGTAGATGACATTGCGACTCTTGCTGCTGGTGAAGATCCAATGAATGCAATCCGCAATCAACTTGCAGATGCAATCAATAAGCTAAATAGCCAAAGATTGTTCTATCAATTGCATGGTTTATTTGGTACAGCTCTTAGTGCTAATGCTTCTGACTTAGCTAAAGCTGCTGCTTCTGGTGCTGCTGAAGCTAACTATTTAACTGCTTCAAACGTAGCAACAGCAAGAGCTTTACTTGGAGAGCGTGGTGATGAGCTAGATACTCTTATTGTTCACCCAAATGTAGGTTTCTATCTTTATCAGGTAGGACTATTAACCTTCTCAACTTCTTCACTAACTTCTGGTGGAGCTGTTACATGGGGTGGTGGTGGTGCTGGTGTCAATGCTAGAAGCATTGGTCAATTCGCTGGCATGAATGTTGTTATGGATTCTCAGGTGAATGCTGTTCAACCTGGTTCTTCTGGTCATATCAAGGAGTACTACTGCTACTTGGTTAAGTCTGGAACAATCATGGAAGGTGTTCAGCAAGATCTAAGGATCGAGGCTGACAGAAACGTACTTTCTAAGCAGGATGTACTTTCTGTTGATTACCACACTTGTTATCACATTATGGGTACTAAGTGGGGCAACGCTGCTGACAACCCAACCAATAGTGTTCTTGGCAATAAGGACAACTGGACTGCAACTTATGATGCAGACCTAATTCCTATGGTTCAGTTAACAGTTAACACACCACTAGACACATCAACACTTTGATTTAATCTAAGTATGGCTCTCCATAGAGTCTGCATAAAAGGGCCTCACTTTCGGGTGGGGCCTTTTTATGACGCTACAATAAATATAATGTTTGAAATATAGGCGTGGCAGCAACTATTTCCGCCACTTTGAAGGGTGAGAGTTCCAATAGTTACGTGACATTGGCGGAGGCCAATAGTTACTTTGAGACTTCTCCTGATGATTCAACGTGGACAAATAAGTCAGACGATCAAAAAAATCGGGCATTAATTTCTGCATGTCGTTGGATTGATAGTTTGAATTTTTATGGTGATCGATGTGATGAGGCACAAGCATTAAAATGGCCTCGAAATAATTTTCAAGTTGATGATGTTGAACTTGATTGCAGTTCAATTCCTAACAAGATCAAATATGCTCAATATGAATTAGCAAGAGCATTGGCTAATGATACAGATGCAATGACAGGGAATACAGGTACTGCGGGTGTTGCAAAAGAAGTCGAAATGGGTGAATTAAAGGTGAAATACAACGAAGCTAGTCTTGCTACTGGCAACGTTAATAATGTTTTTGACGTTTATCCTTGGTTGCAGTCCTATCTTGGTGCTTATTGTCTTGGTGGAGCTGGTGGCTATCAAGTTCGGGTAGTTAGAGGTTAATTATGGCAAAAATTGATGATGTCTTTGGAAATGTACCCGCAAGTATTTTAAATACATGGGGTCAAAGTTTTACTTTTATTAAGTCAGTCACACCAAAGACTTATAACCCAACAACAGGAGCTGTTACTGGATCGGATACAAATGTAACAGTAAAAGGAGTTATTACGACTTTAAATTCAAGTGAAGATGAAGGTTTATATCAAACAACTGATGTAAAGATGATTATTGGATCGGAAGAATTAGGAGATTATTATCCTACGGAAGCAGATCGTGTTCAATATGCTCAGGCAGGAGTGACAAGAGAGGGGAAGATTATAAATATCAAGACAGCGAGAGGAGATAAGCCTATATTTCATACATTGATCGTGAGGCCGCAGTGAAAATACCTTTCAAAAGATTTGCTGTACAAGCAGACAGAATGTTTGCTGAAATTGTTGCAGGTCAAGCTTTAGAAGCAGCAGAAGAGACTGTTGCGGAACTACAAGCTTTAGGGCCACAATGGTCAGGAGAATTTAGTAATTCTTGGAAAATAGAAACAAGGACACAAGTAAGTGCAGGAAAAGGGCAGAAAACATTTCCTATTACTTTAAAGGCTCCAAAACCAAGAGGTAGAGATGTTCTTAGAGGTAATACTTGGTTTGTAAGGATAGAAAATACGGCTCCCTACGCTGCTGTTGCAATGGATTTAGAGGAAGGGAAGTTTTCAAGAAAATTCTATCCGAGTGGGCCTATTAATAAATCAAAATGGGATACAACAGGAGGTGGAAAAAGAGTAGGGCCAGCAGTCCCAC